TTTCATTGAGAACGTTAAAAATCTGCTTAGTGTTAATGGAGGATGGGATTTCGCCAGACTGCTCATTGAAATGGAGCAGGGAGGGTATGATGCAGAATGGCAGGTGCTCAACTCCAAAGATTTCGGAGTGCCACAAAACCGAGAAAGGTGTTTTATTATCGGACATCTTAGAGGGAGAAGTACCGCAAAAGTATTTCCTGTCGAAGGAACAGACGGAGAAAATAGTGTTCAAATAATCGCACATAAAAATGGATATAGAAGAAATACGCAAGTGTTTGGACCTGATGGAATTACCGAGGCTCTTGATACTGGACAAGGTGGTGGAAGAGGACATCATGTAGCGTTGCCATGTTTTATTGATTTAAGCTATAAAAAAACAGAGTTAACCAATAAGGCAAGGTGCTTACAAGCCAGATACAACAAAGGAATCGCAAATCATAAAGCTGAAGTAAGCGGAGTTGCAATAAAAGTCATAGGAGAAATTAATTCGTCACAAGACGGAAAAGTGTTTGGGATTGATGGAATAGCAAAATGCCATTCGGCAGGACACAACAACAATCCAAAGATCGCAATTCCTGTTCTTACACCAGATCGGGCAGAGAAACGTCAGAATGGTAGACGGTTTAAAGATGATGGCGAGCCAATGTTCACACTGACAGGACAGGACCGGCACGGAATCGCGATCGAAGTCAAGGAAGCAACGAAACAAGGTTATACAGAATGCAGAGTGGGAATTGATAGCGTGAACTTCTCAGTGCCAAACAGCAAGACAAGAAGAGGAAGAGTCGGACAAGAAAACGCCAACACACTCGACACGAGTTGCAATCAGGGAATCTTCGTTCAGGTATCGGAAGAACTGGTTGCATATGCAGTCTGGTATGAAAAATATCAGTGTTACATAGCAGTTCGGAAGCTGACACCGAAAGAATGTTTTCGGCTGCAAGGTTGGTCTGATGATTATTTTGAAAAAGCACAGTTCGTAAATTCTGACAGCCAGTTATACAAGCAGGCAGGAAACGGCGTAACAGTGACAGTTATAGAAGCCATAGCAAGAAAAATGAATGTAAATTCAAATTGATAGCGTGCCAGTTGCTTACATGGGGAAAGTGAGGATGGAAATGAAAAATAATAATTATACTTCATTTTTCAAAACGAAACCAAAGAAGGTAGAGAGATACATTCGTTGCAGAAAATGCGGCGGAAATATGGAATGGGTTGAATACTATCCGCCGGAAATCAAATGTCCGAAGTGCGGACATACGGTATATCCTAAGCCTTATGAGCCAGATTGTGTCAAACTGCCAGAAACATGGGAAGAATATTTTGAATTGTATGAGAAAATAAGGAGGAGAAATGGATAAATTAAAACCGTGTCCGTTTTGCGGAAAAGAGATAGATACGGACAAAAATGTATACATTCCAGAAAGAGACTGGGCACCGTCTTTTTACGATCCTGACAGTGGGGGAATCCAATAGCCATTCACTGTGAATGTGGATTAACATTTTGCACAGACACATGGGATTGGAAGGAAGCTGTTGAAATATGGAATAAAAGAGTAAACAAAGAGGGCACGAAATGAAATTATTTAAAACAGTAGATGAGAAATTAGCGGAAATTGGATTTGTAAAAGAAGAAGAAGACAAGTATGGGTGTGTGTATAAAAGAAAAGATAAGGAATATAATTTTACACAAAAAGTCTTCATTGGACACAAAAAATCTGGTGGACATATTTTGCAGTCATATGATCCAGATTTAGGAGATGATAAAGGGATTGGAAATACTTGTGTTGGTCTTACAGGATATGAAATGAAACTGTTTATTAAAAAGATGAAGCAGTTAAAAATGTATGCGGGTAAGGAGGACACAAAATGCTAATCAGGAGTCAGGATAAAAGAATGATTGTAAATTTCGACAATATTTGCACAGTATCAGCCTTTCCTGAAAAGGATAGTGAGGATATCTATGTCGAAGATGGCACAGGCTCACTCATGGCCGGAAAATATTCTACCAAAGCAAAAGCCATGAAAGTACTGGATATGATTCAGGAAGCCTATGAAGAATATAAAATTACCTGCACTTTTTTGACAGGATTTACAGGACATCGAGCAATTGTAGAATCAAACGATATTCAAGTCAATGGTTTCAAAGAACTTGTAAAAAGTTTTAAAAAGAATATGGTCTTTCAGATGCCAGAGGATAGCGAGGTGGAAGTATGAGCGACGAAATGACATTTGCACAGAACGAAGACGGCACATTTAGTGCATACGATGATACCTATGACATTACAATACATTGTGAGGCAGAAGAGGAGCAGAAGAAAGTTATTGAGCGTTTAAGAGCCACCAACTGGATTCCGGTTAGTGAGAGACTGCCGGATGTAAGCGGAACATATCAAGTAACTTGCATGGACGGAAGAATACATCGTTCAACCTACGCAAAATTTCAAAGCAAATTGAAACGATGGGAATTAACTGGTGCTAGGTCGTATTGGAAGGTCATAGCCTGGATGCCACTTCCAGAGCCATATAAGGAGGATAAATGGGAAGATGTAAATTAGTGTGTCCAGACGGTGAAATAGAGTGCTGTATCTGCTGTGAGAAACAAGGCGGTTGCGATAGCCGGTGCGACATGATGGATAGCTACGAATACGCAGAAGATTGCGAAGATTATGTTGAGGAGGATGAGCCATGATTACATTCTTATTAGGATTCACCCTTGGAACCATATTCGGAGTGGTCGGTCTTGTATGCGTAGCGATCATGTACGACAAGCGCCACCCAGACGATTAGAAAGGAGAACGGTATGCTGACAAGGAACAAAAAGCTGAAAGACTACGGTATTCCGGCTGAGGATATTGAAAAACTGAATACGATGCTGAAAGACTTCCCGGCAGAGTACGGATACCTGCTTTCCAGTGCTGCCTTGTCAGCTTGCCCGAAGAACACGGTGATAGCGGATATGGTTATTGAGAATATCCTACACCGGAAAAGCTACAGGAAAATCAGCAAAGAAAGATATATCCCGATGAACCCGAAAGACTTCTACGGATACAGGCGCAAGACCGTCGCTGTACTGTATGAGAGGATGCGGTTGTTGGGAGTGTGGGAGGATGAAAGATGAAAGAATATAGATGTCCAAAGTGCAATAGTAAAAACCTTTTTGTCAAGAAAGTTGGGAATAATACGGGATTGTATTGCGGGGATTGCGGTGCATGGATTAAATGGGTCGGGAAAAATGAGCTGAGAGCGTTTGAATATTTAACTAAGCAGAAACACGTAGACGATGCTAATAGCAAACAAGACGATATTGCAAGCATCATTTACGGCACTCTCGATCATATGTATTGCAATAATTGCAGATTCAATAGCGAAATTAAAGAAAGTGATAATGGTGAATGGAACTGTGATGAATGCCACAGAAAATATAATGGATGGGGAGTTTCCATGCAGGAAAGTAATAAAATTGCAAAAGAAATTTTAAAACAGTTAGGAGAATAGAATATGAGCAGACTGATTGATGCAGACGAATTAATCAAATACATCAAAATTTGGGAAATTGGCACAAGTATTAGTTCCGACCAGAAAGAGTTTATTGATTGTGTTAACAGACAGCCGACAGCATTTGATGCGGATAAGGCTATTAGCGAATTGAAAAGAGATAAATTCATTGAATCAGAATGTATTTTATCTGATGTGCATCAAGGATACAATGCTGGACTGAGCAGGGCAATCGAAATCGTGAAAGGCGGTGGAGTTGAATGAGCAAATGGTATGTAAGTGTCGGAATGAGCTTATCAATTGATTATGACGATATTGAAGCTGATACAAAAGAAAAAGCCGAGGAAATAGCAAAAAGTAAAGCATTGGAAGACATTGATTATAACAATTGTGATTGTGATACTGGCTATCCAATAGTGTATTGTTGTCTTGAGGAGGAATCATGAGTAAATCAGTATTAGTGATTGATGCACCGGAGAATTGTTATGATTGCCCGTTCGGGACTGAATACTGCGGCGATTCTGAATATGAAGGATGCTGTGAACTGGCTGAATGCTTAGACAGTGACATGAGGCTTATAGCAGAAGAGTATTATGATTACGAAAGCGAATCAAGACCAGATTGGTGTCCATTGAAGCCACTGCCGGAGAAAATGAAAGTAACTGGGCTTTATAACGGCGAGTATTTCAAAGCGGGAGGCAAACTACCGAGCTATAAGATCGGCTGGAACGATTGTATTGATGAGATTACAGGAGGAATGGATTAATGGCATGTGCAAAGAAATGTGATAGATGTGGAAAACTGTATGAGCAGTACAATTCTAAAAACGATAGAAAAAATCCTAATGGGATCATGGTATTAAATCTGGATAGTCAGAGAAGATATTTCGCACATAATGCTCTGGATTTATGTCCTGATTGTATGAAAGGATTTCAGGACTGGTTTGGAGAGGTAAAGTAGATGGAGAGATTAACTGAAAGAGTGTATGACGGGCTCATAATAATAAAGCAGGATAGTGGCGACGAAGGAAATTATAAAGCGGCTGATAAACTTGCCACCTATGAAGACTTAGAAGAACAGGGCTTACTTGTGAGATTGCCGTGTTCTATCGGCACAACTGTATGGGATATATGCGGAATGGACATTCGGGAAAATGTGGTAAGCGGACTTGAATATGACAAAGGCGGTAAATGGTTTTTATGGACGAACGAGGATGAATGTCTTGGAGAATTGAATGTTTTGGTATTCCTCACCCGTGAAGAAGCCGCGAAGAAGCTGGAGGAGATGAAGAATGACAAGGCCTGAGATTACGGCAGAATTATCAACCATGATTGAAAAGAAAATCAATCCGAACAACGATCCTCGTATCTACTGGGCAAAAGAGGTGACGTTTGATTATTCTACAAACCATGCAGTTAGAGTGGACT